CATCAGGACCGGCAACCGCAGCGGAACGGCGTCTACGTCGATGATGCGGCCGTCGTGCGGTCCGCCGTGAAGGGTGACGAGCATGCCCAGGAGTATGCCCCAGCACAGGTCGCACGGCTTATGTCAGCGGGAGCGTGACCGACCCCTCGGCGCCGGAGACCGACGACTGCGCGCCTTCCACGATCGACACCGAGCACGACCATCCGCCGCCCTTGTAGGCAGTCGACCGAAGCGTGCCCGCGCTGGCCGCACTCACCTGATTGCCGCTCGTGAAGATCGCCACTTTCGTCGCTCCGGTGGGCGCCGTTGCGGACGTTGTGCCGCTCGCCCATACAGGGGTTCCGAGCGTGGCTGTACCGCGGTATGCGGCCGCAACGATGGCGCGGTCCGAGTCGCTCGTGATCAGGTGCGTCCCGGCGGGTAAGTCGAAGCGTGCCACCGTCAGCCGGATATTGGTTCCGGCGTGCGTGTACACCTGCGTTCCGGTGATGTCGCCGCAGGTCACGGTCGATGCCGCGGGCGGGCCCCCTCCGACTCCCGCAACCGCCACGAATACCGTCGCGGCGGCCGGCAGCGTGATCTCGACCGTGGCCAATCCTGTCGTGCCGTTGGTGGCCGACGCGACTGGCTCATTCGGTAGTTGCGGTGCGTTGAGCCACAGACACGCCCCGCGTTGAGGTTGGGTGAGCCCCATGATGGCGTCGTCCGAGGTGGTGCCGTGGATGGCAATGCCGTCGGTCAATCGCGGCGACACCACCCGGAGGACGTCGCCCTCAGCGGCGGTGCGGACGCCGCCGGCCGTCCAGAATCCAACGGCCAGCTTGGCGTTGTTGGTGAGCGTGATGGGGGTCGTCGTGGTGACCTGCGGGATACCGACCGATGCGACGTTCGAGAACGACATGGCGGCATAGTTCCCCGAGAAATTGCTGCCAGGACTGGACCAGATCACCTCCACTATCGAGGTCCCGGCGGGTAGCCCCGTCACGATGAACAGCTTCCACCGCTGCGCCGCATCGATGAGCGTCGCGGCGATACCCCCGACCTTCACCACGACGGTGTCGATGTAGGTGTCGTTGTTGGTGTGGACTCCGACCAGGACGGCGCCGCGCGGACCGACCTGGATCGCGTCGGCATAGTTCGGTGGGAACGATCCGCCCTTGGCCACCGAGTCCACGTACTCCGGAACGCCGCCGGGCGGCGGGGCCGACATGATGATCACGCGACCACCGCCTCCACGTGGACCGCGAGACCGTTCCCGGGCGTCCCGCCGACGCCGGTGACGGCAGCGGTGAGAACGTCTCCGGCGGCGAGTTGAACGTTCAAGCCCGTCTTGCGGCTTCCCGCAACCTGGTCCGCCGCGGCCACCGAATGCGACGTCCCAACGATCGGGGCGCCGTTCTTCCGCAGTTCCACAGTGAGGCTCCCGCTCGCGTCGGCGGTCAGGCACTGCACGTCGAACCCCTTGATCGTGATCGCTCGCTGGCACTTGTGACCGAACGGATTGTCACCGACCCCGGTCGCGCGTGGGCTGTCCTTGCCGAACACGATGAGCGACAGATCGGATGGGAGCAGCCCGGCGGCGAGCTTCGCGAACGTGACACCGCCGTCGGCGATCGACAGCGTTCGGTTCTGGCCGAGCGTTCCGCCACCCTGCAGTCCGCCGGAGGTCGCGATCGTTCGCGAGCCCTGGACGGCACCGGCAATCCGCCCGTCGTTGCCCTGAGCCGCGGTTCCGGCGTCGGTGCCGAACTGCACCGACAGGGTGCGATCAGTCGACAGGTCGCCACCACCGGTGAGGCCAAGGCCGGGCTGAACCCTGATCGTCTTGTCGACCTTCGTGTCGAGCGCGTCCTGCTGTGGACCGCTGACAGGCTTGCTGAGGTCGCTGGTGTTGTCGACGAGGCTCAACCCGACGTCACCCTTGCCGAGGACGACGATGCCCTGGTAGCCGTTCACTGACGAGACGGCGTCGGTCGGTGCGACCTGGAGTACCCACGAGCCCTCAGCCGACGGGTCCTCGGCCTGCAGGATGTACGTACCTCGGCCGGGGTTGCCGGTCTGGATCGCGACGTCACCGGGCTGTACCTGCGCGGTGGTCAACGCGAGACGCTCAGCCGTACTGGCCACCACTACTGACTCGTGCGTCGCCTGAGCCGGAATCTGTGAGACCGGGATCTTCCCGCCCACGAGGTCGGCCTTGCTCGACCACCCGGTGACCGTCGGATGGTCGAAGGTGCCGCCGAGCTCGCCGGGCGCCTCCCCGGGGAGCATGACCGCTCCCTTCACGGTCTTGGTCGCCGACGGGACGCCGGACCCGACGACCTCGGAGGCCTGCGATGCCCAGTACTGCGCGTCATCAGCCGACCCGGATGCCGACGTCGCCGAAGCGGCGGAGTTCGACTCCGAGGCCGCCGCGGCAGCAGCGGCGGCCATCGCCGACGATTCGGATGCTGCGGCGTTGTCCTCCGAGTCCTTGGCGTTGCCGGCCGAGGTTCCGGCTGCAGTCGCCGCCGCGGCGGCCGCGGCGCGGTCGGCAGCGACGGCTTGGGTCAAGATCTCGACGGTCTCGTCGGCCGCTTCCTGCGCGGCCGTGTCGGCGGCGGACTGTGCTGCGCCAGCGAACGATTCCGCCTGGTTCCGGAAGGTCTGCGCCGATCCCGCCGACGCTCCGGCCTGGTTCGCTGATGTTTCGGCGGCAGTCGCCTTCTGTGTTGCGGTGGTGGCCTTCTGTCCAGCAGTTGTCGCCGAGGCGGCTGCCGCGGCTTCCGACGTGGCGGCGGCGGTCGCGGCGGCCGCAGCGTCGGCAGCGCGCGCACCAGCGATGCTCGCCTGATTCTGCGCGCGGTCGGCGTCGGCTTGAACGTGGTCGCGGATCGCGGCGGCACCGTCGGCGACGACCTGGTCAATGTGCGCACGGTCATCGGCGGTCGATGCCGCGGCGGCCTGAGCCTCATCGCGGGCCGTTCGTGTCTCGCCGAGGTACGCGTTGACCTGGTCGACCTGCTCGCCGATGTCGGAGATCGTCTCAGCGACGAACTCCGCGCGGTCGGCATTGGCCTTTGCCGAGTCGGCGGCAACCTCGGCGCGCGCCGCTGACGCCGCGGCGTCGAGGTAGGCCGGCCAGTAGTCGCGCGGCAGGTCACCGGCGTCGATCAGATCGTTCAGGTGCAACTCTCGATTGCCGTTGGCGGCGAACTGGACCGTGCGGCCCGGGAGCTTCTTGTTGTTCCACCACAGCTCGGCAGTCGCGGTCCACCACACCGGGTAGTCGCCGATGGCTCCGACGAGCTCGACGCCGTCGCGGCGCTGCAGATCCCGCAGGCGGCCGTCGACGATCAGCCCGGTGATCGGCGAGGCGGATACTGAGCGCGAGGGCAGTCCGGTCGGTAGCGAGCCGTACGAGCCGAGGTTCGGCGTGAACACGACTTTGCCGGTGGGCAGGACCTCGTCGGGCAGCGCGTCGTCGTCGAGAACGCCGTCGTCGATCAGGTGCGCCCAGGATCCGGTGATGTGGACGTAGGTGTACTCGTCGGCCATGGGGATGGCTCCTTTTAGATGGGAGATTCAGTGGACCTGCTGATGTGCTGGACCGTCAGGCGGGAACGGTGGTCGCCGCCGCGGATCCAGCGGCCGACAAGCAGTGTTCGCACATAGACCTGCACCTGGTATCCCGCGTCGGGAACCACGACTGACGTGTTGATCTCGCGAGTCTGTGCGCTACCGCCGGTGTAGACGTCTTCGGTGGTTGAGAAGATGGACCCGTCGGGAGCGAGGACGCGAACCTCCCAGGCGACATCGAGTCCGATCGGCGAGACGGTGTAGTCGATATAGATGCGGGCACTCAGATTCCACAGGCCCTTCTCCTCGAGGATCAAGCGGCCATTCGCGATGTGGCACGCCTGCATGGGGCCGATCTGGTTGCTGTAGGAGAACTGCCCCGTGTTGGTTATCCCGTTCGCTGTCGACGCGTAGGCCGATCCGTAGTCGAGCAGGGGCGACAACAGATCCGTGCGGTTGTTCAGCGCCTCCTGGCCCTCTTGGAGCTTCCCGACGCTGTCGCGGATCTGGCGTGTTTCCTCCGCTGAGGCGATCCCCTCGCTGATGCCCTCGACTTTGTCGACCATCGAGTCGTAGTCGGTCGACGTCGACGGCGGCGGGAAGTAGAACCTGTCGCGCCCGACAGCCATGTCAGCGGACCCTCAGCAGCCGAACCCGCAGCTGCGCGTAGTTGCTGCGGACACTCCAATCGCGGAGCGTGCCGGCGCGTTTCACCGCGGCGACGTACAGCGTGATCGGCGTTCCAGGTTCGATGACGGCCACGCGGTTGCTCGGGTCGATCGCGACATCGGAGAACGCGCGGATCGCCACATTCGACCAGCCGCCGCCGTCGGAGCCGATACCGATGCCGACCAGGGTTCCCGTGGTGGCGTTGTCGCGGCGGATTTCGATGTCGACCTGGTGTCCCGAGTACGCGTTGATGTCGACGCCACCGGTGAAGTCGAGTCGGTACGGGAACGTCTTGGCCGGAATCGTCACGACTACGAGTTCGGCGCGGGTGTCGGTGCGAGACTTGGACACGTCCGGGAATCCCGACGGCGGGACGACATACTCCTCGATCCAGTAGCCGCCGGGCGACCACACCAGCAACTCGGTTTCAGCGTTGTAGGCCAGAACGTCGCCGTTTGTCGGCGGGATGTCCTGGTCGACGTCGACGCTGTCGTAGATCGACCCTGACGGGCCCGCGTCGCCCTTGTCCCCCTTCGGCATGGGCGGCAGGTCGAGGCCGATGCTGTAGGACCCCGCTGACCCGCCGCCGATCCGGACGCCGAACCCGTCGTCGACCTTCTGCCCGTTGATGGTCAGGTCGCCGGGCCGCATCGTCGGCGCTGGGCCGACGGGTCCTGGCGTTGCGTAGACGCCGTGGTAGATGACGAACATCGATCCGGTCCACACGTACTGGTCGTTGGTGTCGGTGTTTCGGTAGGCCCAGTTGGTGTGCTCGGTGCCCAGGGCGGTCTTGAGCGCTTCGAGTTCGGCAGTCGTCCGCTCTCCCTGGTGTATCGCCCCGGGTCGACCGGGCGGCCCTTGCTCGCCCTGATAAGCGGGCAGACCCATCACTGCGCGCTCGCCCGCACCGTCCTGACGACGGCGGACATGGAGGTAAGTGTCGGTCATCGGCGGCGCGTCCGGCGGCTGCGGGATGCCGTAGATTTCCAGCTCGACCGACAGCTTCTCGATCGGGTCGTCAGGCATGTGCGGCCACCTTCTCTCGCAGTTGCTTCCACGCGTCGTCGTAGTCCTCGCCGAGCGCACTCAGGCCGGTGCCGCGGTGGATCATCCGGACGGCTTCGTTGTCGCCGATGGTCTCGACCGCCACGTCCTCCAGATCGGGCAGCGACTCCCACTTCTGCAGCTCGACGTAGCGCTGGCCTTCGTGGTCCCAGACGAGGTTCTGGGTGTAGTTGCACACCGCCTGCGCCAGCAGCTCGGAAATGCCGGCCGGCACCTGGGCCGGCGTGCCGTTCTTCAGGGGTGCGTTGCGCAGGAAGCGGCCGAGGCGGATCACTGTCGGGTCGTCGACGGCGTAGGCCTTCTGGTCGGTCATAGGATTCTCCTGAGTGCTTGTCTGGTCTCGCGGTTTCGATCGCGTAGTGACTGTGCGACGTCGGGGTGTTGATCCCTCAGCAGTGGGACGGCGGTGTCGACGCTGTCGGTGAGCTCGACGACGGCATCGGCGAGGTGGTCGACCTTCGTGCCGAGATCGGTGAACTGTTCGTTGATCGTCTTGGTCATCCCGGTCGCGATCTCGGTCAGCTGCTTCGCGGCGTCGGCGCGGTTCTTCCCGCGCCCAAACAGCCCGGTTACCAGGCCGGTTATGAGTGCCGCGAGGACCGAGCTGCCGCCGATGGCAACGACCAAACTAGGAACGTCCATTGGACGCCTCCTTCGCTGCGCGGTGCAGCGTGAACAGGTCGACCACGATCAGGAGCAAGGTGCACGCCGACAGTCCGATTCCGGTCCATGCGGTCCACGTCAACGCACCGTTGGCGATCGATACCGCGGTGATGAGCGCGATGAGGGCCCCGTACACGGAGGTGTTCCCGGCGACCCGGACCCACAAGCCGAGCCAGCGATTCGGCAGGTGGGTGCCCACGACGGACAGGGGTGGGCCGACGAGCAGGAGAACCAGCCAGATGTGGTGCCAGCTCGTCCCCATGGTGTCGAGTACTGCCGAGGGCACGTGACCGACGAGCATGGACCACCCCGCCAGCCAGTACGTGGTCATCATGATCGAGTTGAACGTCCGGTGGATGGCTGCGGGATCGCCGCGGATGAACTGCTGCCACCAGTTCACAGCACGTGCCGTCCGCCGGGGCTGGTGTCGAGTGCATCGAGGAATCGTTGAGCCGACTGCTCAGGAGGGAGGCCGAGGAACCGCGGGTCGTGCTCAGACCAGCCCCGAGACCGCGCGAGATCGAGCGTGTCCGAACTCATCGACGGCGCCGATATGTTGGCGCTGGCCTGCGGTGACGCCTGCTGTTGTCCGAGGGCGGCGAGGAGTCCGTCGAGCTTGGCCTCGATGGCGTCGGGAATCTGGGCGCGGTGCGCATCGAGCACATCGCCCGCGGTCTGGCGTGCACCGGCCGCCGCGTCGGCGACGACACCCTCGATCGTCGGGGCGATCACGTCGAGAGTCTCCCGCGTGCCCCGCGGGGTCAATCCGTTCTTCGTGGAGCGTTGCGCGAGGACGCCGGCGACCATGACGACGCCGCCGATGATGGTCGCGACGACCGGCGGTAGGTCGGTCCAGGTCATCGTCACCCACGTGCCGAGCGCGACGACCCCGGCTGCGGCGGCGGTGATCGTGTTGCTGTACCGGCGGTACCAGGGCTGGTCCTTGATCGCGGCGTCGAGGACGCTCGACAGGATCACCGGCGCGCTCATTCGGCGCTCCTGAAGTCGATGACCGCCTGTCTGACCGCGCAGTCCTTCGCCTCGACGAGCTTGCGGAGCGCCGTCGATAGCTCCGGGCCGTCACCGAGGTTGGTGACGAGCGTGTCGGCGAGGTCAGCGAACTGCCGCGACACGAGCTGGAGGTACGGCGGCAGATGCTCGTAGGTGAACAGGGACAGCAGGTGCTCGGTGCCGGGGTGCCGTGCGCTCATGCCTGGCCCCCGATCTTGGCGAGGATGCCGCGCGCCGCAGGGTCACCCTTGGCGGCTTCGCGCTTGACCAGCGCCACGCACGCCGGATCACCGAGCAGTGCGTTCCGCTCGACGAACTCTTCGTGGATGCGGGCGTCGATGTTGAGGATGAACCCCGCCATCGTGTCCACGAGTCCGTCCGATGCGCGGTACTTCGACCGGGACGGGAACCGCTTCGTCAACTCGGATGATGCGTCCATTGTGAGACCTCCTGGTGAGGGTGGAAGTAGCTTGTCGCCGAGGCGCTTACACCGGGCGAGTCGGTCGCGGCGATCGTCGAGACCGTTCGTGCCGCCGTTGATCGCGCGAGTCACGCCGATCAGGTCATCCCGATCGGCGAGCGGGTTGAGTTGCGGCCGCGCGACCGTCCAATACCAAGACGCCGCGAGGAATCCCCACTTCGGTTCGCGGCGTACCCGCTCCGGATGGTCAACGAACTCGCGAGGGTTGGTGGTGTACCGCTTCGCGAAGCACCACTCGGAGAACCGGGAGAAGTTCGCGCGCCCGGTGAGTTGAATCGGCCCCGATCCCTTAAAGCGCATCCCATCGCCCGGGTACACGTTGCCGAGGTCTGCGCGACCCTCGTATGCGCTGCCGTCGGCGATCTCCTCCATGTAGACCAGCCCGCCGGACTCGTGGCCGATCTGCGCGCACCAGTGCGCCGCGCGCAGCGGTGTCGTGATCTGCGCCGCCTGCATAGCGCCGACCATCCCCGACAGCATCTCGCGAGCGCGTGCGGGGCTGCAGCCCATCGCCTCCGCGAGGGTCTCCGCGGTCATGCCCTGCTGCGGCGCCGGCGGCGGCGCTGGTGTCGCGGTGACCGACTCGGCGACGACGCACCAGCCTTTCGGCGGGATCAGCGTCGCCAGCTGATCGAAGCTCAGCCAGTACGCGAACGGCGAGAAGCCGGGGTCGGCGACCCAGACGGCACGCGCGGCCTCGTCGATCCCCATTACCGCGACGTAGTGCCGCACCGTGCCACCCGAATACGCCGGGCTGATACTGCCCTTGACGCCGCGCGGGTAGTTCGACGGCGGCGCCACCCAGTTCACGAGGACGCCGAACCCGGCGGCGATCGAGCGTCGCACGTCAGTCCACAGCTGGTCCTTCATGCGCTGCGACATCGGATCGCCGTCGGCATGGCGGGTGATCCAGTCGACGCCGGTGCGGCGCTGCAGGACTGGGCGGACGTCGTTGACGTCGTTGGTGCCCCTGACGGTGGTTCCGATCTCGCGGATCAGGGTGTTCTCGTCGACGACTTTCCCGCGGCCCGACAGGATGACTTGCGTGGACGCGGGTCCGCAGTCCCAATACTGCTCCTGCGGCGTGATGCCGTGGTCGTAGTTGAGGATGTTCTCAGCCATGCGCCGTCTCCTATTCGCTGAGTGCCAGTCGGGTGATCCAGGTGCCGAGCGACCGGATCTTGCCGAGCGCGATCGAGCCGGGCTCACGCTCGGCGTCGGGGCGGCCGATCTGCAGCGTGTACCGGCCGCGCACCGAGCGGCTGTCCTCGTAGGTGATCTCCTCGAGGTAGTCGACCTCGACCTTGCCGTCGGCCATCTCGACGCCGATCAGGTCACCGAGCTGCAGGTCCTTCCCGATGTAGTACGGGCTGCCGTTACTGGCGGTGATCGCGTGCGAGACGTACGCCCGGTTCTTGAAGTGCTGGTTTTTCATCCCGGCGAACGTGTTCAGCGTCAGGCCCGTCGACGCCGACTCGGCGAAGTCCTCCCGGAACCGCCACGGCCCTGCCTCGTTCGCTGCCCGCAGGTCTTCGTCCGAGTGGAAGGCCATGATCGTGTCTTTGACCAGGCCATCGAAGATGCCCAGCGACAGGCCGGCGAGGCCGAATGCTGAGCCGAGCGCGCCAAGTATCAAGTTCATGCCCGACACCACGGTGTTGTTCAGCCAGTCGGGACTCTTGCCTCCCGCGGTGATACGAGTGGCCAGCCCGGTGTGGGTGGTCTGTTCGAACTCGTCGACAGGGCTGTAGTCGCCGGTGGTGTAGACCGCGATCGGCTTGTCTGCGATGGCGCCGGCTGCCTTCTGCAGGTAGTCGTCGTAGTTCTCTTCGCCGAGGATCGGATAGAGGATCCACTTCATGGCGTCGTCGGCCATCTGCAGTCCAGTTCGGAAGAATCCGTCGACGATGGTGCCGGTCCATCCGACCGGTGCGCCCTTCTCCACGAAGTCGAAGATCAGCTTGGGTTCGGTGATGGTCGCGTACTCAGGGAACGGTTGCGGATCGACGTCCGGATCGACGAATGTCGCCGTGATCTGCATGTTCTCGGCGTCGCACACCTCGGTGAAGGCGTCCATCATCTTGTCCATGCGCCAGCTGGAGGCGATCCACGGCGTGGTGTCTCCCAAGAGCTTGTGCCGCGGGTTCACCATCAGCGGGTGCATGGCGGTCTTGAGGATGTTCCACGACTTCAGATCGAGCAGGTTGCCGGTTGGAATCGACCACAGAGAAGCCTGCAGGCGCACGGCGTTTGCCGCGAACGCTCCGGACATGACCGAGGCCGCGGGGCCGAGTCCGAACCAGAACTTGATCGGCTGGAATTCAGGAGGGAACCACGGGCACGGCCAGATCCGCATCCAGTTCAGGTACTCGAGCGCGCCAACCGCGGAGACCTCGTAGTAGCGCTTGAACCCTTTCCGAACGCGGGTGAAGTCGGTGATGATCCACAGCGTCGTGTAGTGCGGCAATCGCACCACGATCGGCCGGACAGTGCGCTTGGGCTGGCCGTCGAAGTATGCATGCCAGTGGTCGTCGTCCGGGACGGTGATGTTGAGCGAGCCCGACTTGTTCTTCTGGTCGGTGAACTTGAGCTCACGGTAGTCACCGCAGATGCCCCAGGTCTTCATGTCCTTGGTCTTGAACTCGACGTACGCCGACGGGTTCAGGTACTCGTCACGCTCGTCCGCCTCGGCCTGGGTGAGGCTGGCGTACGCGTCCCGCACCGCGGTCACAGCAGTCCCTCATGACGCCAGGCGCAGCGGGCGTAGACCTGGGTCTCGCGCGAGCCGCCCTTGACCTCGATCTGGACGGTCGTGACCTTCCCGGCCGGTATGGGCTTGCGGTACTTCTGGCCCTTCATCAGCGGCCAGAGGTTGCGGCCCGTCGAGGACCGCACGGTCGGGCGTGCCTCGTCGGTGTTGACCAGGATCTGCTCACCGGCGTTGGCGGCCGGATGGATGATCTTGTTGCCCGCGTACGACAGCGTCACTTCCCCGGGGCCTTGGATCACGAACTGCGGCCAGGCGTCCCACTCCGGGCCGGGGTACAACGAGAGGGAGCCCTTTCCGGTTCCGGTCTCGTTGTCCCACGAGTCGGCGTAGTCGGCCTCGCGCGCTAGTGGGGCCTCGACGATCAGGGTCATCTCGAACTTCGCACCGCGGGTGATTCTCGGATCGAACGGCACGAGCGGCTTGAGCTCGCCGAGTTTGACCCCGACCCAACGCCAGCCGACGGCATTGCTGTAAGTGACGAGCCAGCCGAGCTCGTGCCGGCGGACGATCGTCTTGAAGTGCTCACGGCGACGACGGAAGTCGTCGGGACTCGACCCGAGGATGAACAGCGGGAGGTCGAGCTCGGCGTGATTCATCGTCTCGCCGACCTTGGTCTCGCCCCACTGCCTCGCAGCGGCGTCGAAGATGTCATCGATGTCGACGTGACCGAGTCCGTCGGGGCCTGACACATCGAGCCACGCACCGAGTTCATCGCCGCCCTTGGCGCCAGAGAGCCGGACACGTTCGCCGTGCGGCGAGATGAGCTCGACAATCGTGTGATCGGTGAGGGTGGCAGCCATTTACAGACCTCCGACGAGGGCATCAGACCGGGACAGGCGGCGTTGCTCGCGGGTCGCCTTGCGCACCGCATCGGAGACGTCCTCGGTGTGGAAGTGCTGATGCAGTTGCCCGCGGCTGCGCGGATCGACGGGAACGTCGTCCATGTCGGCGTCGGAAGCGCGCATCGGCTGTGCGGCGGTCACAGCGGCTGCGGCCTTGAACTCGGCGGCCGACGGGAGTGCCTCGAGCATGGCGTCGATCCGGCCCCACTGGCCCGCGGTCAGAACCGCTTCGGGCTTGCGGGTCTTGTTGACGGCCATGGTCAGACCGGGCTTCAGCCAGCCGCCCGAGTCGTAGCCGTGTCCGTGGCCCCACTGCGCGGTGAGGTCGTCGCCGTAGCGCGACTTGTAGTAGCGCAGCGCCGCGACCATGTTCGACATCGGATTGCGACGATCGTCGGGCAGGGACGGGTCACGGTGTGCAGCGAAGGTCGAGGGGATGATCTGCAGCAGGCCGACTCCCGCCCCCTCGCCGGTGCCGTTGACATCCGAGATCTGCTGCGCGATGTTCGGGTCGCCGCCCGATTCAGACTGGATCTGGCTGATCATCGCGTCGACCTGCGGCTTGGCCGTCGACAGCCCGACACGCTTGATCGCCTCGATGGCCATCGGGCGCCACTGCTCGGCGCCGGCGCCAGGCTGGTAGGTGTGCGAGGTGCCCATGTCGGGCATTGGCGTCGTCGACTTCTCTTCGTGCGTCTGGTACGTCGCGTTCGGATCGCCGTAGGTCGGGTCGGTGTACGCGGTTCCGGACTGCTCGGTCGAATCGATCGCGTCCTGGCTCTGCTCGGTTGCTTCGAGAGCGTCGTCGCTCTGCCGGGTTGAGGCGACGGCATCGTCGGACTGCGAGGTCGAGTCGGTGGCGTCCGCGCCCTGGTTCATCCGAGACTCGACGGCGTCGTACAACTTGTCCGAGATCGTCTTGAATCCGAAGAAGTCCGCGACGCCGCCAACGGTCTCCTTGAGCGCGTCCTTTCCGGTCTGCTGCGCCAGCTCGAGGAGCTTCTTCAGCAGCTCGACCTGGTCCCAATTCAGGACTGCTTCGGGCTTGCCCGTCTCGTTGGTGACCACAGACTTTCCGGGCGGAATGTAGCCGCCCTTGTCACGCCACAGCCCCGGCTCGACAGCTCCGCCATCGGCAAACGGCAGCATCTTGCCGAGGGTGTTGTCGTAGACACTCTTGACCGCGCCGGTGACGACGTTCTTGACCTTCTTCGCGCCCTCGTAGACCGAGCGGAGCTTGTCGCCGAGACCACCGACGATCTTGAAGAACTCGTCGAGGACCTGCTTCTTCGACCAGTCGAGCATGCGTGGCGGGATGCCCAGCCACTCCGGAGGTGGGGTGCCGATCATGCGGCCCATGCCGCTCTTGATCGGGTTGAGGGCCTTGTCGAGCAACTCGGAGATCTTCTTCTTGATGATCCCCATCTGCTCTTCGGGCGAAGGGCCACTGCCGCCGGCCTCGAAGGCTCCGTCGGAGCCGATCGATAGGTGGTACCGGCCAGGGAACTGCGGATGATCGGCACCGACTGCGGGGCCGCCGTATGCGATGTTGCCGTGACTGCCGCCCGACTCGACATTGACTGCCGAGAAGCCCTTGACTGCCGACAGGGTGCCCGCGGTGTGGCCGTTCTGACCGCCCGAGTCCGGACCACCCTTGATGCCGATCGAGAATCCGCGCGAGAGGCCCTTGACCCATGGCTGCCCCGCGGCACTGACGCGGTCGCCCTGACCGGCCGGGAACGCCGGAGTCGCCCAGTGGCCCTTGTCGTTGCCCGAAATGATCACCGAGGCCAGGGCCGACATGTAACCCGAGCAGTCCGCACCGGCTGGGAATTGGTTGCCGGCCAGGTATGGCTTGCCGTTCTGCGCCTTAGCCCACGCGTGCCCGCGGGCGAGTTGGCCTTCCCACGCGGCCGGCGCTTCCGCGACCGCGCCGCCGTCCTTGAATCCGGGAATCTCGGCCGCGTGCAGGAATCCGCCGATTGGAGCGGCAGACGGGGCTTGCGCAATCGCCCCGGCAACCTTCGGGTGCGCCTCCAGTCCGCGGGCCGCGCCCCAGGTGAACGGGATACCCCGCTCGATCATGGCGCGCATCGCGTACATCACCTCGTGCCCGCCGGCGCGGACGACGTCCATGACGTCCCAGACGTGCTCGCCGGGCATCATCAGCGCATGAACCGAGTCCTTGCCGCGGGTTGCGCCCTGAGACATCGGGACCGGGCCGCCGTGACGGAACGCGACCTCGGGCAGAGGTGACATCTCCTTGAGGCCCGGCAGGAAGCTCGCGACCTTGTTCCACGCCTTGAGCAGACCGTTGTTCCAGACGGTGCCGATGACGAAGTTGATCGGCTTGGCCACGAACGACTTGATCTTGTCCCACGCATTGCCGATGCCGCGTACGACCGAGCCGAAGAAGTCGCCGACCACAGCCAGTGCGCGCTTGAATCCCTCGAAGGCGGGCTTGACGACATTGTCGACGACCATCCGGATGCCCTTACCGAGCAGGTCCCAGCCCTTCTTCATCGCGTCGAAGATGACTCTGATGCCGTTCCACATGAACCCCGCGGCGGCTTTCAGCGCGTTCCAGACCGGGATGATGACGGCGTTCGCGATCGACTGGACGACGCTTCCGAGGGCGGTGACGCCTGCGCGGAACCACCCGAAGATGGTCGAGATGCCGAGCCACATGAACTGCGCCGCGGCCTTGATGCCGTTCCAGACCGGGACCATGACTGTTTGCCAGAGCCAGTTGGCGACCGTCGCGACCACGCGCATCACCGCCATGAAGGCGTTGAAGACGACCTGCACGCCAGCCCAGAAGAACCCGATGACAGCCTTGATGCCGTTCCAGACGGGCATCATGACCGTCTGCCACAGCCAGGTCGCAACTGAGCCGAGCAGCCGCAGGCCGGCCATGAAGAAGTTGAGGATCGGCTGGATCACGACCCAGGCGAGCTGCACCGCTGCCTTCAGGAGGTTCCAGGCGACCAGAACGGTGCCGATGATGACCGTCGCGACGATCGCGCCGATGTACTTCACGACAGTCAGGAATCCGCTCAGGATCGGCTTGATGACGCCCCACACGGTGGAGAAGACGGTCTTGACGGTGTCCCAGTGCTTAACCAACTGGACGATGATGCCGATGATCGCGCCGATCGGACCGAGGCCGAACAGCAGCACCTGCCAGAAACGCTTCACGAAGTTGATCACCGGCTGGACGGCCTGCCAGACCCACTTGAACCCGGCGACGAGTCCATCGATCGCAGGCTTGAGGACGTTGTTCCACGCGGCGAGCGCAGCGTTCTTGATGCCGTTCCACGCGCCCTGCACGACGTTCCGGAAAGCCTCGGACTTCTTGTACGCAACGACGAGTCCAGCGACGAGGGCCGCGATCGCCATCACGACGAGCATCACCGGGTTTGCGGCCATGACCGCGTTGAACGCGGCCTGGACGGCCATCGCCCCCTTGGTGACGAGATTCCAGAGCTTGATCGCTCCGGTCCACACTCCCCAGGCGGTAGCGGCGGCGCCGATCGCGGCGGCCAGCGGCGTGATCCACTCCTGATTGCGCTTCACCCACCCGCCGAACTCAGCGAGGGCATTCTGCACGAGCTTGATGGCCGGGGTTGCCTTCTTGAATCCAGTTGTCAGGGCGTCGGCAAGTCGGGTGACGAGCGGAATGATCGGCTCGAGCGCTGTGGCGGCGGCACTGGCCAGCGCCGTCTTCATGTTCGCGAGCTTGGCCGGAAGGGTCTGCCCCATTTCCTGGGCGTAGGTGCCCATGCCGGAGTTGATGGCACCGACGAGCTGCTCGAAGCTGATCTTGCCTTCGGAGGTCATCTTGCGGACCTCGGCTACGGACTTACCGGTGGACTTCGACAGATACTCCGCGGCGTTGACGCCCGCGTCTGAGAGCTGATTGAGGACGCCCGCGTCCATCTTTCCGGAGGCCGAGACCTGCTGGAGGATGCGGCCGACGTCGATCCCGGTGCCCTGTGCGGCGGCCGAGAGGTTGGTGAACGCCTTGATCGCGTCGTCCATGGGCTTGCCCATCTGGACGCCGGACTGGGCGAACATCGCGCTGTACTTGGCGGCGTCGGCCAGCGAGACCGAAGTGCCAGTGACCTGCTCGGTGAGCGTGGCCATCTGCTTCTTCGTCTGCTCGGACGTCAGGCCGACGTTCTTGAACTGGATCTCGGCGCGCTGAATGTTCATCAGGCGGTCGAATCCCGACTTGAGTACTGATCCCGCACCAGCGAGGCCGGCGAATGCGCCCGCGGCGCCGAGAGCGCGCTTGGCTGCGCTCATGATCGAAGTGCCGAAGCTCTGCACCGACGGGTGCGCCGATCCGTACGCTCGCCCGACCTCGCCGGCCGAACCGGCGGCGCGCCTATTCGCGGAGGCCGACTCGTCGGCGCCGGCGGCCGCACGCCGGGCAGAGTTCGCGGCGTCGTCCTGCGCGGCCTTCAGTAGTGCTTCGCTGGAACGAACCTGATCGGCCGCGCTGGCCGCCCCCCGGCGCGCGCGAGTGACCGCCTCCTCGGCGGTCATCAACTGCGACTTGGTCGCCTTACCTGAGTCCTGCAATTCGGTCAACCGCGCCTCAGCGATCCGGACCTTGCCGATCGCGTCCTCGGATCGCACGCGGGCCTGCGAGAGCTGCGACTCAGCTCGAATCACGCTCGATGCGGTAGCGACCTCGCCGGAGCGAACTCTGTCGAGTTGGCCGCACGCCGACACCGCCTCGGCACTCGCGGCGATCTGACGACGCTGCGCCGCGGCGAGTTGTTCTTCGGCCCGAACGACCTGACTGCTCTTCGCACCGGAGTTACTGCGAACCTCCTGGAGCTTTTGCTCAGCGATGCGGACCGCGCTGGCCGCATCAGCTTCGGCAGATCGAGCGGTCGCGAGTTGCTTCGAGACCCGCTCGATCTGCTTCTGCTGAGACGCGAGGCCGGCCGCGGTTGCCGCACCCGCCTTGCGGCCGGCATCGCGGCCCTGCGATTCCATCTCCGAGGACGCGACGCCCATACCGCGCTTCGCCGCGCCGGAGATTTCCTTGGCGAATTGCGCACCCATTCCCTTGAAGGAGCCTGCTACGGGCACGTAAATGACCGAACCAGCCACGCTGTCTCCTTCTGCTATTTGGAATCGAGGAAGTCCATGACTTCGTCGGATGAGTGCTCGCCCCGGCCGCCGATTTGGATTCGCGAGTCGTCCTCGCTCTCAGACCACGGGTAATCCGGGTGTTTCTTGGGGAGCCGGAGCTTCTTGTTGCCGAGCGCCTTACCGACGACGACCGTGTTCTCCTCTATGCGCCGGACGAGGAGCCACAGGAGGCGGTCGGTCATCGTGTAGGGCTTGCCGTCAGCGACCTGCTGGAGTGCCCATTCGGCCAGGACGCGGAATCGTCGCAGAGTGATCTCACCGCGGTAGTACTCCGCGATCACGTCCCGGCCGTAGATCTGCTCTAGCGCGCCTTCCGCTTCTTCGAGGCCGCCGAACGCCGCTGCGACCGATTCGGCCGTGTAGGTTTTCCCTCGAGCTCGTCCGTGACCTTGTCGGTGTAGGCCTTCATGGCCCTGAAGAAGATCGACGAGCTACCGCCGACGGCGAGGAATGCGTCGTATTTCTCCGGTCCACACAGGAACCATTCGGCGACGTCGATGTCATTGTCTCCGAGCTCGTCAAGCTCTTCCTTCTCTTCGTCGGAGAGCATTTGCGGGTCCCGAGCCGTGAATTCCTGGCCCTTGAATGTGAACGTGAACGTATTGCCCTCGTCGCCGCGCGCTTCTGCGCGCTTCTCGAGGATCTGATCGAGGTCGATATCGGCCATGGCAGGCTCCTTCTTTTCGGTGATCGCTGGCAGGCGAGTTTCGACATGGGGGTGCGATCGGGCCGGGCGAGCCTGCCAGCATCAAAATTCCCGGCCCGATCGCGTAGTCAGCCCCTACGGACTGACCGTCTATTCGCCGCTCGGTGACTCCAGAGCGGCTACGCGGGCTTCGAGAGCGGCGTTCTGCGCCTCCAGCGCTGTGACGCGGCCCGTGAGCGCGTCACTGTCGGAGCGCAGACCGTCGACGCTGGTGGTCGCGGCGTCTATTCCGCCCTCGATGCGGTTGAGTTCGGCGGCGTCGATCGGCGTGCCGCCGTCCTTGCCGTCTTTCCATTCCTTGGGCGTGTAGCCGGCCATCAGGCGTCACCTCCGGGGAACAGCGCCGCGCCGGGGAAGAGGTCCGGCCCCGGCACGGCGGTCAAGGGACCTCCGGATTGGTCGGCTCTTCCGGCGTCGCGTCCTCGATCTCGCCAACGTCATCCCAGTTCTCGGCGAAGATTCGGCGGGCGGACCAGCCGTCCGGGCCGGGGTAGCCGGTGACGGTGACGCCGTAGCCGATCATCTCGTCGGACTTGTACGAGATCTCCTGGCGCTCAGTGACCTGAGCGTTGGCCAGGACGACGCGTCGCGCGTGCTCGCCGTCGACGACAGTGAGGACGAGCTGGTTGCGCTTGAGGTCCGGCTTGCCGCCCTCTTCGAAGTAGACCGAGCCGTCGGGGTTCTTGCGCATGTCGGCCTTGGAGACACCGAAGTAGAACCCGGCGGTCGCCGCGGTCGACTGCCAGAGCACGAACTCGAAGCTCACCGTGGACTTGGTGATCTCGATGCGGATCGGCGAGTTCTCCTGCCAGGGAGTGAACTCCTCGTTGTCCTCATCGCGGTTCTCGGTCACGCCGTCGTCGGAGATGTACCCGAGGTTGGTGAATATCTGGGAATCGAGCGCGCTCATGTCGCGGGGCGCGTCCGCGCCGACCTCCGCGATATCGATACGGCCGGTGACGCCGACGCGCGCGGCCTCGGCCTTGAACCCGTCAATGGTGGGTGCTGCCATCACGTCCTCCTGGTGATGCGAGGGAGCAGCCCCCAAGGGAGAGCTGCGGAACGGTGCTGGCAGGCCCGTGGAATGCAGCGAACCCCCAAGGCGTCCTTGGGGGTTCGGGTGTGACAACCGCGTGAAACGGTTTCGCCGCTAGGTCACATATGGTCGGCGTAGCTCGTACTCGGCGCCATCGCGGACGATGTACTTGTTGTGGTCAGGGCGACGGGCGAACCCGACAACCTCGGTCACCGAGCGTGCGGCGACGTTGGGATCGAGGATCATCGCGGCCAGGATTCGGCGGAGTTTGCGCGAGATCGCGCGGCAGTCCTCGCGCCGTGCCGCGTACACGTCGACGTCGAATGCGAAGACCTCGGTGAGGGCTCCGAACGCCGACTGCCAGGGCATGTCGTCGACGCCGCCGGGCAGGTCGCGGATGAGCACGACCGGCAGACGCTTCTCGAAGGCTGTCTCGGGTGGCGCTTCGTCGGCGACGTAGCAGTCCGGCAGGCGCGGCTCGACGTAGGCGATGACGTCGGCAAGGGGGTCGTTGCTCACCGGCCGGCCGCCCGTCGCAGTGTGCGCCGCCGTGCGGCCCGGCTGGTGCCGTACTCGCCTTCGACGTCGTCTGAGGTGACGTGGTAGACGAGGCGTCCGTTGCGCATCCAGTGCTCGGTGATCTCGATCTTGGCCGTTCCTTTGCCCTCGGAGGCGTCGAGGCGGCGTGCACGCGCAGCGATCGTGGTGGCGCGCTTGAGCAGTCCTGCGTTGACCTGGCTGGTCTCGTTCATCTGCTTGAACAGCTCGTCGAGGTCCAGGTCGACGATGACCTTGTCACTACTGGCCACGGCGCGCGATCCTTGCGAGCTTCTCTTCGAACGCTTCGACCGGCGTCGGCACAGATTCCGGCTCGACGGGCTCGGGTTCGGGTGGCGGGATGATCCGCATTGCGTCGACTTCGAGCGTGAGGACGGCGACCGCGCGGTCGTTCTCCTGGATGACCTTGATCTGGATCTGCGAGAGCGGGAACGGCAGGTCGTCGCCGTCGAAGACGATCGCGTCACGCGCGTAGTCGAGGATGAGCCCGACGGGGTCGTGGTGCATCTCAGCCCTCCGGCCACATCTCGCCGCACTGACGGCAGCAGCGCACGACTTCGCAGGTCGACTGGTCGACGCGGTAGCGCAGGTCGATCGGATTGACGCGCGCGATCTGGCCAGCCCATACCTGAACATCGGCAGTGTCCTCGAAGTGCGATGCCTGACCAGCGGGGATCGAGGTGTCGACCTCGGGAGGCAGTTCCCAGCCGTGGGCGTCGACCGCGCCGCAGCCCGGACACACGGACCAGGCGGAGAATTGGCGCGGCTCGTGAGTGGAGGCCGAACTACGCATGGCAGGCTCCTATCCGGCGTAGAAGGTGAGGGCGACTTCGACATGGTCGACGCCGCCGGGGTATTCGACCGACGGCCACCGGTGGACGTCGCCGTCGACGTCGAGGTGGCGGCCGGCATAGACGATTCGGTCGGTCGCGGTCAGGTCCAGGTCGTGGCCAGGCGGGGTGTGCAGTTCGTAGCCGATCTGAATACTGACGCGGCCCTCGTCCGCGCCGAGTTCGAGCTCGGTGCGCGGCTGCATGTCGACGCCGAACGGAACCTCGGTCAGCGTCGCGCCGTCGTCGAGGTCGTAGCTGAGTCGTTCGTCGCCGCCGTAGCGCCCGCTGATCTTCGCCGGGCGCAGGATCGAGACGCGCTGACCATAGAACTCGTCCATCATCAGTAGTCGTTTCGCGGGAAGTTGCCGACCGGTCTCGCGCGGCCGGAGATCCCGAGCAGGGACAGCCACGGCGTGAAGTCCAGCGCGGCAGCCGGGTTCGCCAGCGTCGCCGTCGTGGTCCGCTGCCCGACAGTCTTCGACCACGACGAGTACCCCGACCACTGGCCAGGCAGCAGGACCGCTTTGACGACCTCGACGACGACGGTCTTTGCTGCCGGGTCGTCATCGCGGATGCCGGGCTTGTGCTCGCGAATCCAGTTCGACGCGGCGAGCAGCAGGATCGCTCCGTACTCCTTCTCGGCACCGGAGAGCGGGCGCCACAGTTCGGCGAACTCTTCGATGGAGACGAACGGTGGCGCCCCCTCTCCGGTGGTCATCCGACAGCCTCGATGAGCTCGGCTCGGGTCATGTCCTCGACGTCGGCCGGGTCGAGCCCGCGCGAGAGCGCGTACTCGGCCCACGCGGCCCGCGTCGCGGTGTGCTTCGGCTTATCCGGAGCGCTTGCGGCGGGGGCTTCGGGCTGCACGACGGTCGGATCGGCCGGCGGCGTCTGTGGGGATCCGCTGGGCTCCTCGGCGCTGGTGTCGTCATCGAGTGACGTCAGTGCGCCAGCCGCCAGGAGGCGAGCTTCCTCGGAGCCAGTGACTTCGACGATGTCGCCCCGCCGATGTCGGACCCGCCTGACCGTTCGATCGGGGCGCTCCTGGCCGCACTCGGGGCAGGTCGGATCGTCGAGAACCTCCCACCACTCGAGCGCGGCCAGTCGGTACTGGGTCACGGCGTCACCAGTCCGGTCAGCCAGAGCGCAGCCTTCGGCTGATCGAGGCCCATGGCCCGCTTGTGCGAGGCGTCGCTGCGCCAGGTCTCCGTCGGACCACCGTTCGGGCCGTTGCCCTCGGGGTAGAGCGCGGTGAACTGCAACGGCCGAGTGTCGCTGTAGAAGCCGACAGTGCCTCGCTCCAGAATCAGTGCCCTGTCGGCAGGGAACGTGCGCGACTTGATCACGTTGAGTCCCAGGATCGTTCCCGGGATTGCGCCCGTGTACGCGATCGACTCGTTGGCAACGTTGCCCTGGTAGACCTTGAGGATCTGCTCGTTGTCCATCAGGGTTGCGAGCAGGCCTGGGTGGACGACGAGCGTGTCCGGCTCGAAGCCGTAGTACTCGTCCTCGGAGGCCTCATCGGGCGCGGCAGTGGAGATCGCCTCGATGGCCCGAGCCAGGTCTGTGCGAGGCTTGCCGCCGGCAGCGTCCCAGGCTGCGCTGACCGGCATGGTCGGGACGCTCGACGACTGCAGCAGCGCCTTGGCGCCGCGATCGTTGGCGCGGACGAAGGTGTTGCGCAGGCCGATCATCTGCTTATTGACGGCGTCGATGTTGTTCTCGTCCTTCATCTCCTTGGAGACGCGGACGCCGAGCGCCTTCTTGGTGGCGAATGCGGTGCGCGGCAGGCCGAGCTTGCCCGTGCTGACCGGGATCTCGCCGAACTCGGCGACGTCCTGGACGTCGTCGTCGAGGAACGTCGGGTCACCTTCGCGGAACGCGACGACGCCGGCGTCGTTCTTGCCGCCATTGCGCAGCAGAGCCTCGCTGATGAACTGATTCTCGATCAGTTCCTTCAGCTTCGTCGGGATGAACAGCGGGTTCTTGACGAGGTCCGAGACGGTCAGGCGAGACCCGTCGCTGACGCTCACGATGTTGGTGGGCATCTGATGTCCTTTCGGTGTTTGGTGGGTCTCAGGCGAGACGGATCAGGCCGACAGAGCCGGAGGCCACCCCGCCGGGTTCGGTGCAGGTGCCGACAATCGCGCGGGCATCGACGCCGCCCTCGTCGGCTGCCGGAGTTACGGCGCCGTTGGCCGCGGCGACGAGCTTGTCGCCGAACTTGGCGGCTTCGGCGTAGGTGACCTTGACCTCAGTCGCGCCGTAGGCGACGGCCACGTTGGTCGGCACGGCCACCGCGGACACAACCGGTCGGCCGAGCGCGTCCGTACCGTTCTCTCCGGGGAATCCCTCGGGCGAGAGCGCGTCAGTCAGCGCGACACCGAGGACGGTGACACTCCCGGCGCCGGCGACGCCGATCCGGCCGCCGTCGCGGGCTTCCACGACCTGTCCACCGGTGATCACCTCCCCCTCGGCCGGGGTGAAGGTCTTCGGGCCACCCTTGGTGACCTGTGCGATGCCGCTCATCAGAGGCTCCAATTCTTGAACTTGTCGTCCTCGCGGACGTCGGTGGTGTCGGCAGGCTCGGTGGAGTGCCCCAGTTCACCGACCGGGACCGCCGAGTTCGGTGCCATCGAAGCGAGGAGCTCGGCGGCCTGGTCGGCGTTGGCTTCGAACGTCTTGCGCCAGGTCTCGCGATTGGCCGGGGTGATCCGACCCTCGGCGATTGCGGCATCGAGCTTGGCTTCGATGTGGCGCTTGCGCTCGTCCTCCAGGTGCTCGGCGAACCGGGCGCTGTTCGCCTCGAGGGTCGCGAGGCGTCCGGCATCGACTGCGACGACACCGTCGGGCAGTGGCGCGGTCGATGCGGCGGCGGGGGTTCCGCCGTCGGACTCGGCGTCTTCGGACTTCTTCGCGAGTTCCTGGACGGCGGTGATGATGCCGTCGAGGTCGACGTCGTCCGCGAGCCCGAGGGCCGTGCGGAGAGCCGCCAGCTGTTCGTTCGTGATCTCCACGCTCGAACCTCCTTCTGTGGTCGCCTCATCCGCTTGCGCGGCGGGCCGGGGTGGCGTCCCGGCCGGTCGGCCAGGACGAGACTCGGTCCGCGAAGCGAATCGAGCAGCTCGGGGTGCCGAGGCGGCGACAGTCGCGTCGTCGTCGGCGGCAGGCTCGGGGTCAGGCGCGGATTCGTCGATGTACTCGACCTTCACCGGTACCGCCTCGCCGAAGGTGACCTCGTCGTTGACGACGCTGTAGGGCACCTTGAGCAGGCTGTCGTTCTGGTCGTTCTGGACGATCAGCACAGGCGGGTCGATCAGCATTTCGCGGATCCAGAGCGCGTAGTTCGCCGCGGCCGGACCGTTGTAGTACGCAGACCGGACTTGGTCGATGGTCACCGACGTCATCACTGCCGATGTCATGGGCTTCTCCTCTGGTTGTGGCGCTTTCGCGTAGAGGTCGTAGAGCGATTCGAGGGTTCCGATTCCCGGTCGCACGACGCCGAGCAGCGCCATCGCATGAAGCACGAACGGGTGTGTGTGGCCGAGCTGGCAGACGTAGTTGTGTTCCCACTCGCCGGAGCGGTCGGGGTAGGCCGAGGCGATGACCGATCGCCCCTCGTCATCTGCGGCGGCGAGCCAGCTCGGGACTCCGACGAAGTCGCCGACGAGCGTCTGGCCCTCGTCAGTGACTGCGAGGTTGTCGATGACGCCGATCGCCGGATCGCCGGGACCATCGGAGTGCCCCAACTTCAGGACAGGGCGGCGCACCGCAGGGCAATCGAGTGCAGCGACGGCGGAAGCAAAGTCGTCGGCGGTCGGGTGCCAGCCCGCGATGTTGCTGATGTCCCAGGTTCCGACCGAACCGAGTTCGACGCGCGGAATCGTCGCCAGGACCGGCGCGTCCGGAATCTCTACCACAGCTGACCCTGTTCGACTGGTCCGACAGCGCCGCCGGACATGGGCGTCGGTGCCGCAGGCACGGTCGGTTCTGCCTCCTTAGCCGGCGGCTTGGCGGGGAATCCCATCCGCTGACGCACGGTCTGCTCAACCAGCACGTCCGGCGACAGCAGCCCGGCGTCGACGAGCATCTTCAGCGCTGCTGCCGTCGCATCCTGGCGGGAGCCGATCTCGTCGAACACGATCCGGGGAGCCTGCTCGTCCGGCCCCCAGTTCACGTCGACCAGATCCTCGACGATGTGCGCGGTGGCAATGTCTCGGACCGATTCGGCGAAGGTCTGCACGGACTGGACGAAGGTGTCGGCCTGCACGCTGGCAAGGGCATACGAGCCGCCGCCGCTGAGGTTGAGGAAATGTGCGAGTCCGGCGATCGCGATCATGTTGTCGTGGTAGGCGATCGCCTGCTGGATGTCGGGCAGGTTGCCCTGCACTCCCAGTAGCTCCAGCTTCGACCCCGCGGGCAGGGCGGCGCCCGCATTGTCGCCGCCGCGGTAGGACTGTGCGATCTGTGCGAGCTCGTCGACCTCTTCCTGGGTCGCATTCTCCGGTGCAGTTCCGATCGGCACACCCATACCGTTGCGGCGGATCGCGACGGCCTGATACCTGATCAGTTCGTCCTTCAGGATCCAGTGCTTGTAGCTCGGGCGCAGGAGCGACTTGCCGATCCACATGCCTGGCTCCATGTCCCGGCTGTAGACCACGAGGCGATCAATCGGGATCGTGAGCGGCTTCGGCCCGTACATGACCTTCGCCGTCGAGGCTGGTGCCATCTGCTCGATCGAGGTCAGGCCTCCGTCGAGTGCGACGTTCCACGCCGATATCGTCCGCTGAGGACGGGGGGCGAGCTTGCGCAGCCATGCCCGGCCGTCATCGTCGATCCGGTAGATCTGCTCGAAGACCGAGTGCCCGTAGACGAGCATGGTCAGCGCTTGTTGCAGGTGGTTCTGCCATGAGAACCGACCTTTGGAGCGGCCCGGTAGGTCCAGATCGTCACCGCCCGCAATCGGTAGACGCAGATTGCGAGCGACGGCCTCGGTGACTTCGTCGCGCGCACCATTGGACTCGATTCGCCACGGCGTGCGCCTGATCGGGAGGCAGATTGCGGCGATCAACGACGAGACGCGAGAGTCCTCGCGCTCCATCCGCGAGTAGGTCTGGATCGACGCCGGCCACTGCAGGTCGGGGACGCGTTCGAAGTGCTCCCACTGCGAGAAGTCCGTCAGGCCCGCAGTGTCGGTCACGTAGCCGCGCTCACGCAGCGCGGCCTTGGGCCGGGTCGAGATCTCGGTCATGCGTCAGTGCCTCCTCTCGTCAGAACGCCGTGGTCAGTACGTCGAGCTCGCCGCTGCGGCGCGGGAGCCCTCGAACGGTGTCCTTGGGACCACTCGACGGCAGGGGTCGGTCGACCTGCGCGCGTCCGCCGAACTCGACGAGGCCGCCGTGCGCGAGCGTGGTGGCCTCGATCGGGGCGGTCGAGCCGTCCATCGCGCGGACCCAGGTGAAGTCGCCCTGCGGCAGGGTCTTCATCGCGACGGTGGCGACCGCGTCAGTCAGTGGCTGCTGGCCGGTGTGCGAGAGCAGTCCGGCCAATGCGTCGTCGAGGAACCCGCCCGACCAGCGCGCGATCTGCGGCGTCGTGGCCATCTCGGGTTCGATCCCGGCGTTGATGAGCTTCGACTCGATGACCGCGGCCGGCGACCGGGAATCGATCACGACGGCGGCCGGGTCCCAGGCCTCGACAATCAGATAGACGAACTCGACCAGTTCGGCGTGCGTAGCGGGCTGGAACGCCCCGATTTCGACGTGCGTGCGGTGCTCGGCGGTGCCCTGCGCCGCGGCGATCGCCCAGCGGCGACGGTCTGGGGACAGCGCCAGCCCGATCACGACGGGTCCGACCAGAGAGGGATGCAGGTTCGTCATGTCCGACCAGCTATCGGCGTTGATGATGGGCTCGTGCGCCGACGCATCGGCAGGCCAGCGCCCCAGTGCCAGGCGCTCGATCTCCCACTCGTCGAGCGCATTGCGGAACCCTTCGAGCTCCTCCTCGATGTACTCCTCGGTCACCAGGACGTGCCCCGGCGCGACCTCGCGGCCCATGCTCGGGTTCGCGATCGCCCAGTTCTCGCGGTCCTCGCGCCACTGTGTGCGGGCTAGTGCGTCGGCCAGCTCGTCGCCGGTCGGCTCCGGAGGCTCGGGTGCCGACCATTCCATCCACAGCAGCCGCGCCGGAGGCTTCTCCGACATCGCTGCGCGGCGCAGGCTCGCCCACTTTCCGCAGTGCTCGTGCACGTTCGCATCCGCTGCGCTCCCGAGGTACCAGATCTGCGGATCTTTCGCGGTCGTCAACAGTGGACGGATCGCAGCCTGGCTCGCCTTCGACCAGATCATCGCCTCATCGATGACCAGCCGGTCGACCGAGAATCCGCGTCCGCCGGATTTCGTTCGAGTGCGGTAGCGGATCTCGCTGCCGTTCTTGAGCTTGATCCGCTCCTTGCCGTTCGAGGTCTTGACCGACAGCACCTGATTCTCCAGCTTCGGGTGCGACAGGATCAGGTTGTGCAGGCGGTCCATCGACTCCATGGCCGTCTGGAACTCGTGCGCGGTGTGCAGGATGTGCACGCCCGGCTCGGTGATCATCCAGGCGAGCTCGACGACCTCGATCGAGGCCGTCTTGCCGTTCTGGCGTGAGACCTCGATGCCAACCTCGGCGGCGGCCCACCGGCCCGACGCGTCACGCGCCATGCCCTCGCGGACCACGTCCTCCTGCCAACCGAGCAGCGTCGCATCGGCCATGAACGCGATGTCGAGGGCCTTCTCGCCGCGGCTGTAGTCGGTTGCGCCGGCCGGACGGTGGAAGACCCTAGGAGTGCGCTGTCCGAGCAGCCCGCGCTTGGGCGAGCTCGTCGTCGAGGGAGGTGTCAGCGTCGCCGCCATCGTCACCACCTCCGTCTGTGGAACTCATCGCCATCCGCCAGGCGAACAGGTCGGGGCGGGCAGTCTCCCAGCCGCGCATCTCGCGCGAGGCCGCCCGTTCGATCTCCAGGGCCGGGTGCGGCACGCTCACGCCGTTGCGGGTGATGAACAGGCCGTCTTTGTCGATCTGCTCGCGGGCCTGGCGCATCCGATCGGCCTGCCCCGCGAATGCCTCGAGCGCGGCGCGGTCGACGGCGTTCACGGACTCGGTACCGGCGAGGATGTCGTCGCTCATCCGGACTCCTGGACTAGACGCGCGCATCGCGGCGACCGGCGACCCGACAAGGCTGCACGAGGTCGGTAGGCGCGCATTACGCGGCTCCCCGGCCTGTTTTCCCAGGCCGGGGAGAGAGAAAAGCGAGACTACCGGCGGAGTCTCGCTGAGGGGGGTGCCGGAATATTTCCGGCCCCGGCGCCGAGGGCGGGCCAGGGCATGGCCCGGACGCCGAGTGGGTCGGCGGGCTCCTCCCCCGGCCACGCCCCGGTCACAGCGGGACGCAGCGCGTCCCTAGACCCGTCCCCACGCTGCCGGTTACACGTGTGGTGCAGTAGCCGGTCAGCCTTGCGCAAGGCCGACACCGCGATGCCGGCGGCGCGCTGAGCTTTCCGGGACTGTGAGTGATCGGCCTCGAGCGGCGCGGCGTCGAAGTTTCGTGTCGGGTCGCGCCACATGGGCTGTCCGCACCACCAGCACGGCGAGCCGTCGACGTGCCTACTGAGCAGGCTGTCGCGGTTCTTGCGGTGTTGGTATCCGAGGCCTCGACGGTGTGCCGATGGCTTCTTGGTCATGAGCGAGCGAGTACGTACACGTCGAGTCGACGTGGTACGAGTCCAGCCAGGTGTAGCGCGGTCGCGCCGATGGCGAACAGGATGGCGGCGTTGGCCGCCGGGCTCGATGCCCGAGCGCGCTCGATGCCGCGCGAGAGCAACTGTTCGTCGTTACCGGTTGCCACGCACCACAGTTCGTAGCCGGTGACGCCGCCGACCACTATGGACCAAGCGCGCATGGCGTTCACGACACGCTCCCCTCGACAGGCTAGGCCCCGCCGGCGTCGCGCCCCGCAGCAACCACCTCGGCCCTGTAACGAGAGGCGGGCGTCATGGGTATGTGCCACCGAGGTTGCGATGCGCGGTGCGCTTCGGCGGGCGGTGGCGGCGCTTGCTGAGTGAGCAGATCGGATCAGATCCCAGTTGACGGGGCGCGACGATCGGCGAAACGACGAAGGCCCGTGCGGGAGCACGAGCCTTTTGGGCAGCACTGTTGTACTGCGATTCAGAGTCTAACCCCCCTGACCTGGGGTTTCAAACAGGCTCTTCCGTCGCGTGCCCGCGCCCCGTACCATCCCTAGTATGTCATACATACTCGTTGCAATTCTCGGGTATGTATGACATACTAGATGCATGCGATACAAAGTCTCCCGATCAGCCCGCCGCCACCGGATCGGCAACGCGCACATCATCGCCGCGCTGCAGAGCGAGACGGCCACCGTTGTCGAGCAGCGCGACAACGGCGCGCAGCTGATCATCGCGACTGACGATCGCGGCGTCGAGTTGGAGATCGGCATCCGCCCGTCGATCGAAGACCCGGCTGACCTGGCCATCATCTTCCACTGCATGCCCACCCACTACCGCAAGGAGCAGTCATGAACGACAAGGATCGGGTTGAGCGCAAGGGCTCGACCATCGAGAATGTTGACCTCGACGCCGAGGAGGTCCGGGTCAACGGCGAGCGCTACACCGAGGCCGACGCCGAGGACGACGCCGCATGGGCCGAGGGCGCGGCTCGGCGGCGAGCATCGAACCTGGTGCCCGGCGGCAAGTCCCTCAGCGGCGGCAAGGCCCACTCCCCCGTGCTGAACGTCCGCGTTCCCGCATCGGTGAAGGACGCTCTTGATGCCGAGGCGAAGGCCGCCGGCATCGGTACCTCGAAGCTCGTGCGCCGAATTCTGGAAGCGCACATGAAGGCGAGCTGACTGCGGTCACATACGGGCCGTAGTGGCGGCCATGCCCGCTTCTCGCAGTGCCCGCACGTCGTCGAGCCTGTAGAGCTTCTCGTCCTCGGACGTGAGCCAATAGTTCACGATCCGTCCGCGGTGCCGCCACGCGCGCGGCTGGATCTTGCCTTTGGCTCGCCAGTTGTGCCAGGTGCTCTTGGCGACTGGTTCGCCGAGCTCGCGCATGACGCGCAGGATCTCGTCGGCCGGCATCAGGTAGCCACTCATCTTGGCCAGCAGCTTCTGCTCGAGCGCGCGCCCGTCGTGCGTGGTGCCGCACCGCACGCACGTGACCATGTCGGCGCCGACGGTCACGCCGCCCTCGGTTTCGGTGCGCTGAGCGTAGAGCGGGACCCCGCAGGTGATCGGCCGACCGCGCTGGTCGGTACCGACGACCGCCGGGCACGGACCGCGGTAGACCGGTGGGACCGGCCGGTTGATCGCGGCGATGCCGCGCTCGGCAACGTCGACGAGCTCGCCGAGCGCCAGGCCCGCGTCCTCGCTGGTGATCAGGCGGTCCAGGTGAGCGAGCAGCCACGCCGACAGGTCGGCGATCGTCGCCGGTTCGCTGCCGGTGAACTCGATCCCGATCTGCTCGCACAGGTCGCGCACCCACCGCACCAGCACTGTCCGGATCTCGTCGTATCGGTCACGTGCGGCGGGAACGAACGGCAGCGGCGACTCCTCGTCGTCCTCGCTCACTGGACGCCGACGAGCCGCACTCGGCGCAGGCGTGAGGCGGCTCTGGCGCGCGAACGTGAGCGCGAGCTGGTTGGCCAGCCACGGCAGTTGCTCGACGGTCTGACGCAGCGTCGCGGTGCACGAGTTGCAGATCCACATCTCAGTGCGAGCCCCACAGTGCTGGCACGGTGACGGGTTCATCGATCAGCCTCCCTGTTCGGCGTCAGTGGTCGACCAGAGCCTTGGCCGACGGCGATTCCATCGGTGACGATGCGCCTGCATGCCTCTAGTGCCTGCGGATCGACGGCGACCGACAGGAGCGCCCGGACGGTATCGCCACCCGCCTGCCACAGGTGGCCGATCAGCGCCGGCGGCACGGTGATCTGGGTCGTCCTCCCGGTGATGATCCGATACGCGCGGGCGTAGTCGGCGTGTTCGCCGCGGGTCATCGGGGCGTCGCCTCCTCGGGCCAGGTGATGTTCTCGATTCCCGCGTGATGCCGACGTCGGACTTCGAACGGAAGCTCTCGGCCGAGGTGGAGCGCTCCCATTGCGGCCATGGTCAGCGCGTCCGCGCAGTCGTCGTTCGGGATCCGCACCTGGGACCAATCAGCCCGGACCGCGGCGAGCACGGCGCGCTTGTCGCTGTTGCCGTTGCCGGTCGCCCACTTGGCGCGAGTCTTCGGATTCACGACGGCGATCGGCGTCTGACGGGCACGGATCGCCGAGTACAGGCCCCACCAGAGTGCCCAGCGGTCGCCCAGGCCGGGCTGGGGTCGCATGTGCGACGGCATGTCCTCGATGACGACGAGCGCGGCGTCGACGGGGATCTGGCGCAGCACCAGGCGCGTCTGCGCGACGATCCGGTCCGAACGGTCGGCCCAACTCGCGCCGTCAGTGCCGGTGTGGCCGACCGACCAGGTGCGCGCTGATCCGTCTGCGCCGAGTATCGCGATACCAGCCGAGACCAGGCTCGGGTCGAGTCCGACGACGGCGCTCACTGGCCGCCCTCCTGCGTCTGACTACCGATGCCCAGGCCGAACAACGCGCCGAGTTCGCGGCGCCAGCGCTCGCTGCGGGGGTACATCTGGAAGGTCAGCTCTCGGTAATCGTCGTCGCGTGGTTCCTCTCCCGTGATGACGCCGGTGTAGATCTGGCCGCGAGGTCCCTCGAACGCGACGGTCTGGCCGACCTCGAAGCGGTGAGCGACCTGCCATGGCGGCGGCGGGTTCCCGTCGCGGTCCAGCCAGGTGCCGGTGATCTCCGGCGGCGGCGACGTCGCATAGATCTCCACGGCCGTCGGTGCCGACTCGAGATCGGGTCGTTCGATGCGAATGTAGTTTCCGTTGCCCGGGTCGGTACGCAGATCGATGAGGCAGATCGGTGGAGCGTCCGCGCTGCGTCGCACGATCAGCGTCGCCGTGAAGTGTGTCGGTCCGACGGTGTAGCCGAGCCAGTCGCGTTCACGGCCGGATTCTCTGGTGACCTCCCACTCGAGCTCGTTGTTCGGGTTCTCGCAGCGCCACCACTGCGCGGACGAGACCGGCGTCGCTCCGGCTCGGAGCGGGCCGCCGTCGTCGCCGTAGCGTGCGGCCAGGTAATCCCGCGCGGTCGGCCAACCCTCCCAGGGTGTCTGACTCCGCCTGTTCTCACCTGGTCGGGGTGCGCGCGGCCCGATGAACGTCGAGCCCGGGCAGAGCACCGCCGAATCGTCCTCGTCGTAGCGGTAATCGCCGAGGATCGCGCTGGTGGCGTACTCGATCTCGCCGCCCTGGCGCTCACGCTCGGACGCCATCCGGCCGTACTCGCGGCGCATCTGATCCATCCGCTCGGTGATCGCCAGGCCGTGCCAATCGCGGTGACAGTGCGGGCAGCGATCCGACACCGCAGGCTCGGGCTCGTCGGTCTCGTCGAGGAAATCGTCGAGATGATCGAGGAAGTCGCGGTCAGGCATGGCTCTGGTCCTCTCGGTGAGTGCAGCGATGGGCGCGACCGGCGATGATCAGCCAGCCATTCGGGTCGCATCGGCCGCAGGCGGCGATCTCGCGGCGGCGGGCGGCGGCGGCCTCGCGGCGCCGCTCGGCGGTGGTCTTGCGATCAGGCACTGCGATCGCTCCGCTTGCGGGCGGCGAGCGCTTCGCGGGCCGCGGCGATGCCACGAGCGTTGCGCTCGTCGGCCTCGGGGTCGTGGTCGCAGACCCGACCACCGCGGTAGCCGTCGTCGTTGCAGAGATCGCACCGATCGATCGCAGCGCGCTCGACCTCGGCCTGGCGCTGGAGATCGGCCTTGCGGGCTTCGTTGGCCAGTTCCGCCCGCCGGGCCTGCCATGCCTCGAGCCGCTGCCGGGCCTCGCCGCAAGCGCGGCAGTTCGGCGGGTTCGGGTCACCGAGATGATCGGGGCAATTTCGGGGTGGGGGGTCGTCGCGGTCGGTGTCCGATTCCAAGTGCCGTTCCCCAGTTACGTAACCACCCACTATGGAGCTGGCTGTAGGAGCTGGAGCAGGAGCTGGTAGGGAGTCGACCCCTAAACCTTGGGGGTCGGTTTCACCCTGAGTGACCCCCAAACCTTCCCCTAAACCTTGGGGTAAATGGTGGGGTAAACCTTCCCCCAAACCTAGGGGGTAACGTTCCCCCAAATGGTCCCCTTGACCCTCGGGGTAAGCGTCCCCATCTTCGACCCCGAAGCCTTCCCCCAACTCGTCCAGAAGCGATGACGGATCGATGCTCTCGCGGTCGAGGATTTCGGTGACCTTCTCGACTCCCCACGCCTTCAGATCAGGCTGTGCGTCGCGGAGTCGGTGGAGCTGATGGACGATCACCCCGCGCAGGGTCGAGGACGCCACGGCGGCAAATGCGTTGGCCATCGAGACACTCACCTTCGGGTTGCGCAGGAGGCCGTCGTGCTTCACGAACGACCGGATCAGTGCCTCCTCGGTGTCCTCGTCGACAACAATGAACAGCCCGTCGATCAGCTCAGCCGCGGCGGCGCGCACAGCCATAGCGCTCCATCCCGCGGCGCCCGCTGCGATTCGTCCTGGACGCCAGTCGACGACGCCGCAATAGGTCATCGTCGGCGACGTCAGTAGGGCGAAGTAGAGGTGTTGGGCGCCCGGCGTGAGCTTGCGCCACTCGTCATCACCCCAGATGTCGAGCCGGATCTGTGCGTAGTCGCGTGCCATGGCCTATCCCTCCTTCCGTGGCCGGCCAGTCGGCGGTCCGGCGATGATTTCCATGTCGACGAGGTCCTTCATGACGACCTCGAACGGCACATGCATGGTGGCCGCGATCGCGGCGGCAGGCAGCCCCGCTGCGGCGAGCTCACCGACGCGGATCTGGCGGCGGGCCTTGGCGCGTACCGACTCGGTCATGCCGCACCCCCGAAGAGCACGTACTGGTCACCGACGGCGGCCGCATCGTTGCGGCGCACGATCGGCGAGACCGGATACTCCGGCGGCCCGAGGAGCCTGACGCGCAGCCAGTGGTCGTCTCCGACGCATATCTGCACCCGTTGCTCGTGCGTCGTCGCCTTGATCGGCGCGACGACGTCGTCGGGAAGGCCGCTGGCCCATGCGGTGAGTCGGGTGAAGCTGATCGACGCGGTGCGGTGGGTGCCGACGCGCTCCCAGTGGTCGTGGTGACCGGTCTGCTTGTCGTCGGGGTTGCAGATCGCCAGGCGCGGCCACCTGCTGTTCACGCCGGTGGTGCATCGGGCAGTGCAGTTGTCTCCTGATGTCGACCGAGTGCCACGTGTAGACGAGATGCGTCCTGGTGACCTGGTAGCCGCCGAAGATATCGCCGCCGCTGACATGAGTGTTCTTGATCTGCTCGATCGTTGAGTCAGGCGCTGCAACCAGAGCAGCGAGCGCTTGGCCGCTGATTCCCCACCAGATCGCGGCGGCCTCGTCGGCGGTGAGCGGCTTCATGCTGCCACCTGCTCAGGCGTGACGACGGCAGCGATCGCGTCGAGGTTCCAGATGCAGCCCGATGCGCAGTCCCAGCCCGCGTACCAGAAAGTGGACAGGTTGTTGCGCCGCCGCCACTGGTAGGGCGCGATGATGATGCCGTCGTACTCGCGGGCCAGGCGTGGCCAGTCGATGCGCCACCCGTCAGGGATGTCGTACGCGAGGCCCGGGAGCCCGTACTCAGCCGTGAATGCGTCGATGTGGGCGACCGTTCCGACGGTCAGCAGCTGGGCAGTGTCGGCGAGGGTGACGGTGTGCTCGTTCTCGTCGACCGTCGAGTCGACGGAGAACTCTTCGCGCTGAGTCCACTGCTGCCAGTCGTCGTCGCCCTTGACTGAGACCCAGAGCCCGTCCGGCTTGTCGTAGCGTCGCGTCGGGTCGTACGTCCGTGACCGGTCGAAGGTGAACGGCCCGTCGCCAGCGGGGTAGTGCTTAAGATCCATTGATCAGCCCTCCTTCGGCTCGGCGGTGGTGGTGCCCTCGCAGCGCTGGTAGTACGCGCCGCCGCGAGCCGGGATGTGGACCCAAACGGTCGTCCGGCCGACTCCCATGCGGGCGGTGATCGGCTTGCCACAGTGACGGCAGGTGAACGTGTGTCTCATGGCCGGCCTCGCTGCGCGGCTGCGCGGCGCCTCGCTGCTCGTGCCCCGGCACTGACGCCGTTCAGAAAAGCCCACGCGTCCTCGAACCTGAACGCAGACACGGAGATGGTCTGCCCGACCAGAAAGCCGTACAACCCCGGAATCGGGGCACCACCATTCGTGACGTTCGCGTGGTGCACGCGAACGCTCAGCCCGGTGTCCAGGGCGACCAGGGCCGCCTTCCATCGGAGCTTTGCCAGCGGCGACCAGTCGGGGTTCAGCGGCGGCTCGACGCCCTCCTCGGTGCGGGTGACGGTCATCATCCCCTCGGCTGCTTGAGGCTTCTTCTTGCGCAGGTGCACCGTCCCAGTTCGCGCGAGCGCGTCAGCGACATTGATCGCGTCGGCGAAGGATCGGGCGGACGCGAACGGGATACCGCCTTCCGTGACGCCGACTGACCACTTGAGGTATCCCGGCTCCGAGAACGAACTCCGGTCGGTCCACTTCGCCTCTCGGTTGCCGTACGTGCGACTCGGCTCGGGCAGCTCCACGACTGTGAAGTCTGCGGCGGTGAGTCCGTCGAGTGCCGCGTCCGCCATGTGGAGGTACCGGAGCCGGGTCAGGTTGTCTGGGGCGTAGTCTCGCCAAGCCGTCCTCGCCTCGTTTTCGGGCACTGGGTGATTGGCGCGCACGTACAGCGCTTCGGCGATCACGTCCCGCGCGTTCTGCCCGCTCATGCCGCACCGTCCTCGGGCGTCCACACGACGAGAGCGGGCACGCCGAGGTCCTTGCCGACCTCCATGCCGGAGAATCGCCGATGACCGGCGAGCTTCTCCCACACGCGCCCATACCCGCACCGAAGGATCGTCCCGACCGGTAGCGCATCGAGTTCTTCAACGGTCTGTACCGTGCGAGCCTCACGCCAGGTGTCGGCTACATGCTCGGCATGTTCCTCCGTGCTGAACATGGTCGCACCGCAAACACAGTCGCCGTCTGCATCCCGTTCATGCTGAATGAGATGCACGTCGAGCGTAATCATGCTGCTGCACCGCCGTCCGACTCCGGCGCAGACAGGAAATTGGCGTCCCAGAGGGCGCGAGCAGAGGCGATAAACGATTCCTTCGTGCGCTCAGTAAGAACATCCCACTCGGTGTCAGGGTTGTGCTCAGCCGCCATAGTGCGAGCGGCCTCCTTGATTAGCTTCTCCCGCTCAGCCTCCGCAGCAGCCTTCTTCTCCTGCTCAGCACGGTGCTCGGCTTCGAGTCGGTCAGCGAGACTGGTCGCGGCCTCGTGCCAGGGCCTCGGACCTACAAAGTCATAGCCGACCTGCGCGGCCTGCCGCAGCACCTCCCACGGCTGCGGCTCCTGCGCGTGGCGAGCCTCCACCAGCCCGCGATCATCACACGGCGCGATCAGCACGCCGTCGATCGTCACATGTGACCGTCCATCTCGGACGTCGCGGACCAGTTGCGCCAGGGCCTCGCCATCAGCGGTCGGCTCGTCACGGGTGGCGAGTAGTACGAGGTCAACAACAGCGCGGACCCCGGCGTCCAGGTGCCTCGGGTCGGTTAATGGCCTCCATTCGTAATGCTCGTCGCGGATTTCCCGGTACTTGTCAATCGCCTGCTGGTACAGGTCTTCGGTGGTGGTCATGAGTAGTCCGCCGATCCGGTAATCGGAGCCAGCCCGGCAACCGACTGCGCGATGGCCTCGTCGTCCCCGGCCTCGTGCGCCGCGGCGAGCGACTTCGCGAAGTCGTGCTGATTGCCGGACGTGCCGAGCTCACGGGCGAGGCGGTCGACCTCGGCGTGATCGTCGGCGGCATAGGCCACGGCGAGCTGGGCGATCGCGAGTTCGTACCCCCACCCCTCGAGGAGGAACTTCTCGCCGGCAGCCTCGCGGAACCGATTGATGCGCGCGCGAATCCATCCCGGTAAGGACTGCTCAACCGCCCACCACTTCGCCTTGTTCGCCTCGAGCTGCTCGACCTGCTTCCGCCGGAACGCTTCGGTGCGCTCACGGGCCTCACGAGCCAAGTCCTGGTTCGTGAGCCGGAATCGCCACCGACCATCGACTCGGAAGCCGGTGATGATCGAGATGTTCACCGTCTCGAGATCGAACTCGGCACCGGGCGCAAGAGGTGCGCCGACGTCTGCCTTCGACCGGATGAAGCCGATGCCGTTCGTCGTCGATATCTGGTAGTCGCCGCGCTCTGTCTCAACGCACTCCCTGACCGTGTAGGTGTCGATCGATCGCGGCCGGGCCGCCCAGAACTCGGCGTCGTGTGAAGTGTGCTCGCTCATGCCTGCCCCGCCTTTCCTGCCGGGAGCCATTCCCAGCCCCAGGTGCGCCCGTTCCAGTGCCACACCGAGAACCACGACTGGCCGCACGTCGGGCACTGCCAATCACGTGGTCGCAGAATCGCGAACCGCGGGCGCTTCGGGCACTGGCAGGTAGCCGTATTCGAGATGCTCATCAGTGGGCCTCTCGCTTCGGCAGATGCGCCCGGACGAAGGCGATTCGTGCGCACGAGAGCGCCACGAGCACGAGGATGTAGACCCACAACATGAACAGCGAATGTCCGTGAGCGAGAACCAAGAGTGAGTAGAACCCGGCAGTCGCAATCGCTGCGAGAGCGGTGTTCACCGTCAGCAGTACCTTCAGGCGGGCCTCGGCCCGTTCCTCGGTGGCGGTCATGATTCCTCCGAGAACTCGAGTGGCGGCACGGCCGACAGTTCAGCGCCCCGTTCGTCCTCCTCGTCAGCGGCCGGAGTGGTGACGGAGTTGTCGACGGTCTCCATCTCGTCGTGGTCGTCGAACAGACCTGGCTCGCCCTTCTTCTCGTCGACGATCGGGACCTTGCCCTTCTCGTAGATCGAGGAGTGCTCCATCACGCACACCAGGCGCGTCTCACCGTCAACGTGATCGAGTTCGTGCTTCTTGCAGAACGCCTCAACCCAGTAGATGCGCTTCTCGCCGATCCGCGGCGGGTTCTGCAACGCGTGCTCGCTCATGCCGCCGATGATCTTCACCTTCGCGGTCGACGGCTCCTCCTCGAAGATCGGCGCGTTGGCCTTCGGGATGTCGTCGGGCGGCTGGTGGTATTCGATCGGGACGTCGTTGCCGTCGTACTTCGTCATCGTGAGAGGCCTTTCAGATCTGGATCGTGTTGTCGTAGAGGCGGACTGCCGCGGTGTGTGCGAGGGCTCGTGTGACGGAGCAGCCCGTGCACTGGCATTCGAGGTCGCGGCGACGCTGGCTGCCGTATCGCTCCTCGACGAACGTCGGATGCCCCTCGGTCGCGGCCGTCAGCTTGTGCTTGATCAGGTCCAGCTCCGAGCGCAGCTCGCGCAGCTGCTCGCCGAGCTCGGCCTCGCGGCAGTCGCACGCGAGGTGGTGGTCGGTGCACTTCGCCCAGCGGTCGCCGTCGACGGTGTCGCGGGGCGGCGTGCGATCGACCGGGACCGCGTACTGGTTGCGGAAGTAGACGACCGGACCGACGAGTTCGCGGCCCGGACGCCACGGCGGGGTTCGGTAGCCCATCAGAGGCCCCGATCCTTGGGCTGCCGGGCGGCCATTACTGCTGCCCCTTCGCCGCGTCCTCGGCTTCCCATCGCTCGAACTGCTCGATGAGTGAGTGCGCCTCGGCCTTCGAGATGTCCTTGCTGGTGGTGATCTCCCGCTTCAGGTTCTCCGACAGCCAAGTCAGGCCTGCGGCGCGGTCGCCGAGGTCGAACTTCGTCATCATCGCGTGTAGCTTCGCCAGCTGCGGCTTGGTGATCGCCTCCTCGCCCTGCGAGTTCTGCCCCACCTCGGTTACCGATTCCGTTGCCGAACTTGCGGCAGTCGTTGCTGGCGCCGGGTCGTCACCCGGGAGCGGCGGCTGGTCGCCGGGATCGTTGACCGGCGCAGCCGTCGCCTTCTTCGGTGCGGCGGCAGCCTTCTTCGCCGCGGCTTTGCGGGGGCTCGTCTTGCGCTGGATCGGAGCGGACTCGACGGCGCGCTGCACGCCATCCTCCGTCGAGGTCGGGTCGGCGATGATCTCGCCGTCGATGACGTCCTCGATGATCAGGGATCCGCCGAGGACGTCGGGGAACACGCGGCGGCACAGGCGCGAGCTCGCGCGCGCGACGAGCTTGTCTGCGGGATAGGCCTTGATGTCGATGCCCGCGGTCTTGGCGTTGTCCGCGGTGAACGTGACGCGCTGCCACTCCTCGGAGTCCTTGCGACGCCCCTCGATGACACAGCGGGTATCGGTCGATTCCTTGATCCGGATCTCGTGGCCGGCCTCGATGATCCGTCGCCGCATGAATTCGGCGGCGAAACCGACCTTGCCCTTGACGACGTGGATGTTCTGCAGCGCATCCAGTGGATCGATGCCCAACTCGGAGCCCTTCATCATCGCAGCGGCGACGGCTTCGGGCTTGCCCTGCAGGCCTGCCGGGACGAAGTCGGTTGCGGCGAGGTACTTGGCGGCTTCGCCGATCTGGATGTACAGCTCGGCCCACTCGCGCAGGCGTGCCATCTGATCCGGCTGCTGCGACGCGCGAACGACTGTCTGATTGGGCTGGAAGGGGCTCGGCGCGTTTCCGCCGTACTGGGCGATCTCATTGCTCACTGGTGGTCTCCTTCGGTGGTACGGGTGGCGGTTGCGTCGGTCGTCGGGGGCCACGGGTCGTCGCCGGTGACGATGTAGGTGGCGACGTTGACGAGGTCCATCGCGTCGGGGCCGGTGCTGCCGACTAGCCCGGATCGCGTCGTCAGAACCCCTCGTGCCCGGTCGAGCGCTTCGGCGCGCTGCTGCTGGTCGAGGGTCAGCGTCGTCGTGGCAGCATCTGGTTCAGTCATTGCCATCGACCTCCATCAGTCGGTTTTCGAACGATTCCGGTGGGCGCCAACCGTTCTTGAGAAGCCAGTCGGCAAGGTCCGCGCCGATTGGCCAGCGATCGCCCGGCGGAGGGTCTGGAATGTGGAGCTCTTCGACGACGTGGTGACCGAGACTGCGCAGGGCTGCGTACGTTGCCTGCTCTCGCTCGGCGAGGCTCCTGTACTGCATGGCGAGCCGCTTCTCGCCGTCCTCGTGCAGCCGGTCGGCGAGCATGTCCAGCTCGTTATGCTCGACGCCGATCTTGCGTCGGTTCAGCCTGATCACTTCGCCGCCTTCCACTCGATGGAGGCGATCGTCGTCTCGCGGGGCGGGTCCATCGGGGCGCCGACGAGGTCGCGGGACTCTGCGTCGAAGCGGCGGATCTCGCGGGCGTAGCGGAAGTCGAGGAACTGCTGACGCTCGGCCGTCACCGGGATCAGCTCGGCCGAGTCACTGGTGACGTGGATGGCGGCGCAATGCGAGACCTCGATCATCGGCCTCTCTTCGCCGCCGTCGCCCTCGGACAGGAACTCGGCATACCGGTAGGCGGCGAGCTGTAGGGCAGTCTCGCCGTAGATGCCCTTCTCGTTGGTCTTGATGTCGGCGAGGATCCGGACGTGTTCGCGTGTCCTCGGGTCGAGAATGTCGGCGATCATGTCCAGCGTTCCGGCGTAGCCGACCGTGTAGTTGACGACCGAGGCCTCGACGACGACGGGCTGGACGTCGAACTGGTCCAGGAATCGCGCGTAGGCCTCAACGTGACCCCTCAGCAGGTCAGGCACCCCCTCGACCTTCTCCCCCTGGATCAGACGCTCGGCGTAGCCGTGGACCTCGGTGCCGCGCTTCTTGGCCTTGTCGGTGATGCCGTAGCGGCCGCCCTGCATCTTCTTGAGTCGCTCGGAGGCCTTCATGTCGCCTAGCTCGTCCCAGTGGTCGATCGCGTACTCGGCGGTGGCGTTGGCGGCCCAGTTGATCAAGGCCTTCTTCGGCAGGCCGTCACCGAGGATCGTCGTGACGCCCGGGATTCGGTCGCCGTTGGCATCGACGTAGTAGTGCCCCTTGCCGGTGTTCCGGCGCTTCATCGGGGCCTGGAATCTGCTCACTGCTCGCTCTCTTCGGGTTCGTGGTGGGTGCGGATCGAGATGACGTTCACGTGTGGAATCAGGTAGGTGTCGTCGGCCGTCTCGACGCGCAGATAGATCGGGTCGTCGAGCAGGACCTCGCCCTCGATCTGTTTCGGCGCGGGGTCCTGCAGCCTGGGGGAGAAGTCGCGGTAGCGGACGGTCGTCACGTCGGCTACGCAGGTGGTGACCGAGTCGGAACTCTCGAGGAGATCCGATGGCGCGACGTCGAGGACATCAGCGAGTGCGACCAGGTCGTCGACGTCGATTCGGCGCCTACCGGTTGCCATCTGACTCAGCGAGGAATAGTGGATTGGGTGACCGGCCGCTTCCAACTTCAGAGCCAGTTGACGCAAGGTGACGCGCCTCTGCTTGCGCACCTCGGTCATAATTCTGGCCGTTCGAAACCCGTTTTCACCCACTCTGATCGGCTCTTTACTCATCGGCGTGCCCTCGCCTTCTTGCGGAAGTCGTCGGCGTTGGGACACGTCGCGAAATGAGCGCGGTAGGTCGGAATCCCCGCCTCGCGCATACCCGCCGCCTGACCTGGACGGACGACGATCGCGGTCGGACTGCTGACGCCTGCGAGGTAGAGGTTCCCGTCGCTGGTGGGCTTCTCGTCGATCGGAATCCGCCGATCGTCCGGTGTGATCGCGAAGAAGATCGGACGACGGCAGCCGCGGCACCGTGTGATCTGCTTCGGCGACGGTACGAAGACCCGGTGGAAGTCGCTCATCCGAATACCGCCTCAGCACGGCGGCCCACAGGCACACCCTCGACCGGGCGCCGGTTCGACATCTGGCAGCGTCGACCCGCGGTGTCGAGGTGTGTGAAGACGGTCTTGCGAACGTAGATCAGCCGCCAGCAGACGGGGCAGGTGCGAACGACGGGCTCGTCCACGTTGCCGAGCGTCATGACCAGTCCTCGCGTGAGATCCGGTCGAGCGCCCGGTCCAGCATCTCGACCGGGTCATCGCTCTCCTCGAGGATGATGCGGTCGCTACCCGGTTCGGCGCCGAGTTTGGTGACTCGGATGGCGCAGCTGTCGGCACCGGCGTCGTAGTAGGCGAGCTGAACGTCGACGCCGTCGTTGGAGACGTGCGCCCGCAGTGCGCGCAGCAGCCGGCCTTCGCGCTCGTCGCGGTTGCGATAGTCGGTCGACGTTGCGACGCGGATGTTGTCGGCGATTTCGCCGTAGCGGTCAGCGCTGCTCATGACAACTGCCCATCGAGCTTGAGCGAGATGTCCCGCAGCGCCTCGGCGAGCTCGTGCGGCTCCATGGCCGACGGATCGCAGAGGACATGCGAGTTGACCGACCCCGGGGCGCCGTCGGGATCGGGGCCGACGGTGATGATGGCTCCGGCGTACGGCGCGTCGGCGGCCATCTTCCGCAGCTCCGACGGCAGCATCGCCTTCAGTTCCTGAACGAGTCGCTCCTTGACGGCGTCCGATTCCATCGATCGCGTCTCGCGGCGGATCCGGCGCGAGTACGCGAGCAGCCCGAACGAGCAGAGATTGATCACGGTCGCGAGCCCCAGTAGCGCCCAATCCATCAGAACACCTCCTTGGACTCGCGGAGGTCGCCGTCGTGAACGAGCATCGGATGCCAGTCGGCTGGCCCGTCATCGCGCCGGTCGTCGGCGATCGCACGCAGCAGCCACATCGTCAGCGCGTACGCAATACCGGCCAGGATCGATGCGGCGGCCAGGAGGAGGAAGAAGGTCAGATCATCGCTCATTGCGGGTGAAGTCCTCTCGGGAGGTAGTGGATGGGAGGGAGGAAGGCCCTGGCCCCGCTTCCCCGGCGGGGCCAGGGGGCTCAGGGGCGTGGCGGCGGGGTGAGTGCGATACAGATGCCGACGACCGCGAACAGCGCGAGGAATGCAACTGCGAGGAGCCCGAAAGTCATTGCTGACCTCCGGACGGGGAAACGGCACCGACGGCGGGTGATTGCCGCCGGTGCCGCGCCTTACGCTGCAAGCAGACCGCCGCGGCAAGGATCGCGACGGCGAGCAAGCGGGCTGCAACCCGCGCAACGCAAGGAGAATTGGGATGGCTCACCCGCAGTTGCCAGAAGTTCCGGATGACCTGCCAACGACGCAGGCCCTCGTGGACAAGCTCCGAGCACTTCGCATGGACGACGACAATCGGACCCTCGATCTGTACGTTGGCGTGGCCGACCGCTACGTCGTCGACGCCGTGGCCGACTTGGAACGCCGCATCATCGACCTCGAGGCCAGATAGCTGGGTCGGGATCTTCATTGCGTTCCTGCGGGGCGCGACGCCCGGCGTGGCGTAGACGCGACGGGCGGCCTGTACGGCACTCTCGGCCGAAGCTGCTGACTCGGCTGCAGACCGCGCCGAGGCGGCGGCCGAACGTGCGCTCTCGGCCGCACTGTTGACGCGATCCTGCTGGTTCACGCCTCACCACCGGACCGGATCTCGGCGAGTTTGGACCGATCAAACCGTCGGTGCCCTGTCGGCGTCCTGAACGCAGTGAGCTTCCCTGCGCCCTCCCAGCGGCGAATAGTGTCCGAGGAGACGCCGAGAAAGGCGGCTGCCTGACCTACACTCAGCCAGTCTGTTTCTTCTTCAGCATGCTCACTTTGCATACGGCAGAGTTAAGCATGCTTATTTCTAGAGCGTCAAGGCCCCTTCGGGCAATCCATCGTCATACTTCGGTGCTTGCGCAAGTTTGCGCATGTATGCCATAGTTTGGGCATGACTGTTGACGCGGGCGATGCATACGTCTACCCGGAGTGGACGTTCGGAGACAAGGTGCGCAAGGCACGGTCGATCTCAGGCCTGGACCAGCGTGCGTTCGCGGAAGCGATCGGAGTTAAGTCAGGGTCAATCGCAGCATGGGAAACTGACCGTGCGAAGCCCCGCGACATTGTCGCGATCGCCCGCCGAATCGAGATGCTGACGCGCATCCCTGCGGGATGGGTGCTTGGAGTACAAGAAACCCCCGCCGGACCGAATGGTCCAGACGGGGGCTCCGTGGTGCGCCATCAGGGACTCGAACCCCGAACCCGCTGA